AGGCTGTCGATACGGCGGCCGAGCGCGCTGTCAGCATTCGTGCGGGCCGTGGTTTCCGTGCTGATGTCCGAAGTGTTCTGGTCGGTCGTGGCCTTAACCGCAGCCAGCGCGGTGGTCTGCGCCTTGTTGTTATCCGCGACCGCTTTATCGATGCGCGTAATGTCACCGGTGTTTTTGCCAACGGTGGTCTGCAGGCCCGAAAGCGTGGTGGCCTGAGCCTCCTGCTCAGTTGTCAGCGTCGCCAGCTCCTGAGTAACGGAAGCCTGGTTAGCGTTAACGGTCGATTCCAGCTTCTTCCGCTCTGTCACCTCCGCTTCCTGCGCCGTGATGCGCGCCTGGCGTTCGGTGTACAGCAGGCCCGATGCCAGTTTTGACGGGTCGTCACCGGTATATCCACCCCGGATCTGCGTCGCCAGCGTCTCGCGCGCCGTGGCCTCCGCCTGGTCGCCAGATACTCGCGCCGCCGTTTCCTGCTGCAACGCCGCCATGCCTGCGCCGGGCGTCGGCCGCCCTATTGCTACCCAGTCAATCAGGATGTAGTTCGTCGCGTCCTGTTTGCTGGACAGGTCCAGGCGGATTTGGTTAATCGTGGTGTCAGCCAGCCATGGGATATCGTCGCATTCAAGAGTGGCAACGCCGTCAGAGTTATAGGCAGGTTCAGCCACTGCGAACCGGTTGGTGTCGTTAAAACCAGCCGTGTTGCGCCAGCGGATTTCCCCCGTCCATGCAGGCGAACCTACTTTCTTGATGCGCAGCTTCAGGAAGCGATATGCAGCTGCTGTAATGGCTAGCGAGCCGGGAGACGTAACGTACGGATCTGAGGCATGGTTAGCCGGGCGGAGCCAGCCATCAACAATGGTCGGCGTGCCGTTACCGGTCCAGCCTTCTGCTGTCGAATCGAAGTACCAGATTTTGGCCGGGTCGAACTGGGAGCCGGTGCCCGCCGATATCTGCGCGATCTGCTGCGCCAGCGATTCGGTGCTGCTTTGAATCGTCTGGTTGACGTTGCTGATATCCGCCAGGCGCTCGTTCTTTTCGGTCAGCAGCGCCTGCCCGCGGGCCGTTGCCTCGTCGGTGATGGCTTTCTTACGGTCCGTGACTTCCTTCGCCAGGCCCGTTTTAGTGGCCGCAGACTCCGTCGTCACCGTGCTGATGTCGTCACGCGCCGACTGGATATCGTCACCCAGATCCGTAATGTCTGAAACAAGGTTTTTATAAGCGTCTGTCTGCTTAATCTGGTTATCGATATCAACCAGGTAATCAGCGGCGGTTGAGCTGCTGCTGCCCTGAATGAAGTCAGTCCAGGCCGACTTGTTGCCGGTGCGATCCACCAGCCGCGCCCGGTACCAGAACCCTACCCCGGCCTTTAGTCCAAGTTGCTGGTAAATTTGCTGGGGGTACGGAACGCCAGCCAGCAGCATCGGGTTCGCGCCGGTTGATACCGTGGAATACTGAATTTCTGTCTGCAGCGTATCGCCAGTGCCGGTAGGGAAATCCCAGTCCAGCTGCACGCCCCAGAGCAACGGCGTGGTACGGAAATTGGCGGGCTTTGGCACATCACCGGCCCGGCCCTTGAGATGCGTCAGCACTGAGGTGGCCCACAGGCTGGATGCGCCGCCAGCGTTAATCGCCCTGACACGCACCAGGTAATCACCTTCGTAGATCCCCGGCACTTCGATATTGCGCAGCCCGGTTTGCGGTACGTTAACCCACTCACTGTCACCCCGTCGCCACTGTGCCTGGTAGGCGATCACGTCTGCCTGAGGTTTCCCGGCTTTATCCAGCGGAGCATCCCAGGAGGCCGTCAGCGTGGCAATGCGCTGCCCCTGTCGCACCGAGTCGTAACTCGATACCACGACGTTTCCGGGCTGAGAGACAACACCTGTAGGAATCAGGCTGACTGGCGGGATGTCCAGGCGCGCATTGTTATCGACAGCGTCATATTTCGAGGTGTTGTATTCCGCACCAGTAATGGTGTAGGTGTTCTCCTCGTCGTTGAATGTCAGGTTCATCACACGGAAATACTGCAGGCGCAGCTGTCCGGCATCGATAACGAAAACGGCATCTGGCGCTGGCGCAGAGGAAAACGCCGTGGCCACGATTAACTGCATGCCGTTGACCGCCTGAATGACCCGGTTTTCCACAATGCCGCCCTGGGTGCGGATCATCAGCGTATCGCCCGGGACGGCGCTGGTCCCGCGATCGGTTGTAACGGCTTTAAGCCCGGCGTCGTAGCTTACAACTCGCCCACCATACACTCGCCCGGAAAAGCGCTCATCCGCAAAAGCGAACACGGTGCCGGGAACATAGGCAAAGCCATCCAGCCCGGTTTGCAACGTGATCATGCGATCGAGGTAGTTGGAGTACACCGCCCATCCGCCGCGGCGCTGCGCCTCACTCTCGCGCGTACAGCCGATGGCAGTCAGCTGCGTTTGCTTGAATTTGAACTGCTTCACCAGGTCAGGAAACATCACCGCAGTGGTGCGATCCTGATAGTGGTTGTCCGGGTCGCTGAAGTTAATCAACGCCGAACTGTAGCGGTTCTTCTCGCTGCCGCTTGAATAGTTCGGCTTTCCGACGACCGAGGCGCGAGTGAGGATCTGCAGCTTCGTCGTGTCCGCTGGCATGTCCGAGACAACATTGAACATGTTGTTGCCCCAGAACGTCATACCGTTGAAGCCAGCGGCGATATCCTTAATCACCTGCCAGGCATCGGCCTGCGACTGGATATAGACGTCAAACAGGAAGCGCGGCTCGGTACCGGTGCCGCCCTTACCATCGGGTACCTTCTGGTCACAGCGCTGGGCTATGCGGTACAGCTCCCACTTATCCAGCATGGCTGCCGTTACCCTACGACCCAGGCCAAAGCGCGGCTCCGTGAGTACATCGAACCAGATCCACGCCGGGTTATTCGACCAGCCCCATTTAAATGTCCCATCCCAGGTGCCGTTATAAACCCGACTAACCGGATCATAATTCTGCGGGATGCGGATAATCCGCCCTCTCGGCTTGCAGGATATTTTCGGGATGTTGTTGAAGGATTTTGCGTTGAACGACACATACAGCAGCGCGGTATGTGGATAGCGCAGGCGCGCGTCGATCACCTCCGTGATTGCCTGCACCTGTGTCTTGTTCTGTAGCATCTGGCTGGTGCTGTCTGCGGTATCGCGAACCACGCGGATCTGCCAGCCGGTGTTAGCCTTGGGCAGATTGATGCGGTGGGTCAGCTCGTACAGAGAACTGAGCTTTTCCGTTACGGTTTTGGTGAGCACAGTGCTGTATGCACCGCCATCTACAGCCACATCGATGTGATAGGTGACGGAAGTGCCGACGATATCGCCATCATTCTCCTGCTGCTGCAGACCGGTAATGCCGATACGCACCAGCACCGCGTCAATCTGGGTATTACTGATGGCACGAGTCCAGGGAGTGACCTTCGTCAGCGACACGCCAATGCTGGTCTCGTTCTCCACGGCCGGGAACCCGGGGATCGGCGACTGCGTCTGCGTGCCCGGACGAAAGTCCCAGGAGACATTCTCGAAGTTCATCGAGCCGTCGGCGTTGCCCAGCGGCGTGCCGTCAAGGAAGATCCGGGTAGCATCCAGTCCACCAGCAAACTCGCCTTCACCGAGCGCCAGCAGCATACGGCAGCGCGCCATCGACTGCGCTGAATCAGGTTGTTCAACAGGCGTGTGCTGCTTCTGGCTGCCGCCCTTTGCACCAGTAATCGTTGCCATATTACATCCATAAAAAAAGCACCCGATAGGGTGCTAATTGAAGAGTAAGAAATTCTCAGATATCCTCGGCCACGATCCCCGCACTGATTATGGCGCCGCCAATTTCGCGCTCGCCATACAGCAGCGCGACCGGGTTGCCCATCGCCAGTGTGTTCACTGCGCCGCCGAAGGCATAGCTGGGCTTATTGTCGGGGTCATCACGCCCCTGAAGGCCTTTGGGCTGCGGCGAGAGCATCTGGTAGATACCGCCGGCCATCATACTGACACCACCGATGATTAACGAAGGTGCGAATCCCTGTGCGCCTGGTATAAATGAGGCAACCACCCCAGCGACCACCATTACAGCCCCCAGGATCGTCTGGAACATACCCGCCTTTTTCGCCCCTTCCAGCACAGGCGCGATGCGGATATCACTGCCACCGCCCAGCTCCCTGAAATCCTGTTCTCCGATGTTGCGTTTGCCACGAAACACCGCGAAGGTCATGCCGTTTTTTTTGGCATTCATGAGAAAGCTTTCCAGCCCGTCCAGGTTGATGCACAGCGCCTTTACCGCTTCCGCTGACGTCTGCACCGCCAGACGGTGAACGCGGCCAAACCGAGCGCCCAGCGCCCCATACAATCGAATAGTGGTTAAACGCGCCATGGCTGTATCTCCTGCGGCAAGTCTTTGTGGCGAACGCAGATCATGGTCCGGTCTTTGAAGTAGCCCCGGGCATACGGCGTAATGCAGGATGGCTGGCCGTACAGGTGGTGAAGCAGCTCGCCTTCTTCAGTGATGATCCCCGCGTGGTTCCACTTAGCGGACTCAACCTGCATGATGACCATGCATCCGGGCGCCGGGTCGCATTCGACAAACCCTTCCCGCTCCCAGTTCTCGAAATAAAGGTTGTCCGGGTACTGACTTTCCCACCATGGATAATCCACACGGAAATCGTTAAGCATCACGCCCTGGGTGGCGTGCCAATCCATGACCAGCCCCCAGCAGTCGTGAGAGCCCAGAATGAACGGGCGACCAATCAGCGGGATGGCGTCCGGCGTTACCTCTGCATATTCATCGCAGTCCGGCGCGTAGATGCCCCAGACCACGCCGGAGTTATTACACTGCTGGCGATCGAGGTCTGACGGGATAGGCCGTGCGCCGTCACCCGGGTGGGAATGGATGACGCGGACAATCGTTCCGGCATCCTCAGCATTCGCCCAGTGCTCGCCGTCAATGCGGAAATGCTCTGTCGGATTTGCGTGGCTGTTCGGCACGGGGATGTAACGCTGGCGCCGCCCCGACTGGATGACAAAGCCGCAGCACTCGCGCGGGGATTCCTCCAGCGCATGCGCACGGATCGCCGCCATAATCGTTTTATTCATTTGGATGTCCGGTTATCGGGAAAAAAGCACGGTGGCTGGATAGCCCCCAAAATCGAGGGTCGCGGTATTGGGTTCAGCCAGGCCAGCACCGAATCGCTTACGGCAATCACTTAAGCAGCCGCCGCACACATCAAACGCCGGGTCGGACACAGCATTGCCTTTGGCGTCAAAGTACGCCGTGCCGTTGTAGGCGCATCCATCACCGCTGCGGTACTGTCCGCGCAGTGCCCATTCGCAGAGCGAGGTGATCTGCCTGGTGGGTATAACCAGGTTCTGCAGGTCAGCCGGGCTGCTGAGCGACCAGGACACCATCTCGTCATCTTCAGAAATTTTGGTGTCCAGCCAGAAAGTCTGCAGGGAGAACATCGTCGGATCTGCTGTCGGATTAACACTGCCGGGGAAGTTCACCGCATCGAGGTAAACCGCGTAGGTGTCGATGATGCTCACCTTTGCATTTACCATGTCTTTAAACTGGAGACACAGCGCAGTGATATGGCCGTCGAGGTTAGACACGCTGAGCTTTGGCTCGGCGGCCTGATCCGTTGAAAGCGCCAGGTCGGTGACCTGGAAAGGCCAGAACTCGTAGGCGTTGCCATCCCAGATGATAGGCTTCGGCCCCAGTCTGGCCTCGTCGCCGTTCGCCGCGTCAATCTCGGCAGGCGTATGGGGAAATGGGCTGTAGTGAAAGCGGTGGATCCCGCCGCTGAACTCTGAGGCATCCACTTCGACAAGGCGGACTCTGCCACCCGGTGCCAGCTTCGCCGCTGTATCAATCAGTGCTGTCATGTTCTACCTCAGGCAAATACGCCATAGGCGCGCTTAATGGTGAACGTCAGCTCAGCGAATTTGCTGTTCAGTTGGTTTTTGCGAACAGAGTCAGCGACAACCCGGTACAGCCCCTTCTCTTCGCCCGGCGGCGTGATGATGAAGGCCTTGACCGTATGGGCCAGCAGGAAGTCGCGGATCGCGTTGACCTCCGCCTCAGTGCCGGTATGTTTCATCGGCACCTGAATGGCCGTGGAGTTAATACCGTTTTCGGCCACCTGTTCATAGCCATCGCCAAACTGCGCCGCACGTACCGTCTGACCATATTCGACAGGCCCGGCACCGAGTTGCGAACGCCAGTTGTAGGTTTCAACTGCCATATTTGCTCCATAAAAAAACCCGCCGAAGCGGGTTGTTAATTATTTTTTATCAGCACTGCCATTGGGGTCTGGGGAGGACTTACTTTCAAGCTCTTGGAATTTTTTAAAAGTTTCGATATCAAAGAATGACACATTATCGATCTCTCGCTTTGGAAGAAGAGTTCTGAAATCATCCAATGTCAGTCTGCTCATGGTACCAACGATGCCGATGCCCTGACTGATATAATGAACCTGATAGTTAGAAGTAAACCTAACCTGCAGAGTATCTTTATCACGATAACCACTCAGTAATGGAAGCAGCTCCACGACCTCGTAGTCCCCATGCTCAAAGGCTGGGCAACTCACGATTCCTACATAAACCTTTTTGGATTTCAGAGATACCAGTACGGGGAACTGGCTCACAGAGGCTTCCATGAGCATCGCCTCAAGGGCATTGGTGCTGGTTATCTTTGCTAAAACAGATATGTGTCTGTCAGGATTGGTGAGCCACCAGCGCTTAACTAAGCCAGCAAGCGTAGCCAAAGTGATCGACGTAAAGGCCCAAACGAATAATTTCAGATCTCTGAAGTTGATTGATGTATCACCGTTGGTGACAGGGAACATGCGGGCAATTTTCTGAGGAGTGATCCCGAAGAGATTGGATAGCCAGCGGAAAAAACCAAGTGAATCGCCACGGGTTTAACAGACACCTCAGAGTCATTTAAGATGGCTTAAAGAGAGGTGCCCATGAGCGGTAAGC